CCTAAAAAGAAAAAGCGGAAAGGTTAGTCCTCTCCGCTTGAATCATCTGTTACTACAGCCATGCCCGCTACCCCCGTACCCGCTACGGCTGCCACGGCCGGGGGTATTATTCCCCCGATACTGGACTCTCTTTGGGAAGCTGATTATATGTAATGGTACAGGAAAAGTCCTCAAACTCCGTAGCGTCCCCTGCTCCTGCGATAATATCCGATACGGTTGCGGGCCCTACCCACTGTTTTTTCCCGTCAGCAGATACAATTTTGTGCCAAACCTTTCTATCATCACCGATTTTGTACTTCATCCCGGCAATCATAGCCTGCGCCGGGTCTTCTGCATCATAGAATCCCTCAAAGCTGTATGCTCCAGCAACTCCTGTCACAGATGTTTCAGGTGTTCCGTCACCATCGTAAAAGCCTGTGTCATCCGTCTGCTCTTCCGTTTCGTCTCCTACGGTGGAAATCCACTTGGCCACCTCCAGCCATTCCGTAGGCGGTGCTGTCGGAGTCATGGAATCGAAGGCTCCAATAAAGTGTCCTCTAAGGGCGTTTTTTAATCTTGACATGTTATTACCTCCTAATCTGTTGTTATCTTCGCTTCAAAATCCAATACAAAAACAAGCCAGTTTTGTTCATCAGCCTGAGTGATGTATGGCTTGTTTGTAATCTGAATTGAATTAAAAGTAAAATCATTGCTCTCTAAGTTGTTTAGATTTTCTATGAAATCTGATATCTGCCAAAGTGAATTTCCCAATAGCTCCGGGTCTTGCGACTTCATGGCTATCTCATAATTGAGTGAAATATCCTTTGCCCCGTCCATATACTCCCGGACTTTCTGACCGCCCGGGAGAGGATACATGACAAGGCTTTCTCCGACATCCAGATATCCCTTTTTGATGCGTACCAGGAGGGGAAGGTCGGAATTAATCTTATCTGTTATTGTTTCTATAAAATTCAAATTCCCGCCCCCCTTACGTATGCATTTTTCCACTGTTCCATGTACATTCCCTTTCCCTTTAAGTCCCAGCGCGGCCCGGTGCCTGGGGCTGAGTAGTTTTTAAACACCGCTCTTCCGTTGGTTCCGTAGAACTGTGCCTTTGCGTACTTCGTGTTCCATATTATGGAATCTCCACCTCCAGATACATGTCCGGTAGTTCGCAATGTGTTGCTGAGCTTCGGAACAAATTGATTCATGTCAGATAGCATCTGATTAGCCATTGCGTGTTGCCCTTTTCTGACAGCGTCAGGCCCTAATTTCTTGTATACGCCGTCTAGATTGACGTTAATGCTAACTCCCACTAGACCACCTCCAGCTCTATCGAATAGATTGCATCCGAATATGGCTCATGGTTTTTTAGGACGTTGATTATAATGTGTTCCTGCCCGTCAAACGTAACTCTGGATTCCTCCAGGAAGTCCAGCATAGGAGTAGATAGGCCTGCGTAGCAGAATATAACTGCATTGTACAAGATAGTCCTGCCACCGGATGTATAGTTATACTTTGTGGTTCTATCTATCCTCACATCGGAAATAGTGACGGGGGCCGCATACATAGGCCGCTGGTAATCATCCTTTTCGGTTATCTGTTCATATACCATTTCGTCAACAAGTGTTTCTATCGGCGGTTTGGGTATCACCATACCGGACACCCCCTTATTCCTCTGTACAATAGCCCTGTTCCTTCCAGTGCTATGTAGACATCTTCTGCTACTAAGCTCTTTGTTTCGTTTGCTCCTGCCGCATTATATCGACTGACGTTAGAAACGCTTGTACGCCCTATGGAGAATGTTTGAGGGGCCTTATTAATTCCTTCATAGGTGTCTGCTCCAAGTTCGGAGAAATAAACTATCTGATAAGCCAGGGCCTCCTTGAATTTATCCACTCGGAACTTATAGTCTTTCGTTATATCATTGAACTGATAGAAATTGTCGGTGATGTTATCAAGGATTGCAGAAGCCTTTTTAATACGCTTGTTGTAATCATCCTGTGATACTGTATTATCACCTACAATATTCTGTAATTCAGTATAGGTTAAGTAATCCATGCTCCTCCCTTCTCAAAAACTCATTTATTATTTTCAATCCTTTCAAGGAAAACCTTACCATATTCTGCAAGGTTTTCCTTAATTTCAGCAGCTCGCTTGAGAGTTATTTCAATCTCTTTGCCAGCCTCATACACATCACCTGTGTACTTGTCTCGGAATTTTGATATTACTTTGAATTTTGCCATTTTATATCTTATCCCTGCGGTGTATCATCAAAAGTCACTTTAATAACTTTTGTCGGGTCATACAGGTATGCGGCATAGTGCTCATCTGTTGTGATAATGGTTGTCTTATGGACGATATCGCGTGCTGTCTCTACCTGAACGCCACGCTTTCGAACCAGTTTCAAAGCTGGACGATTTCCGCCAGTGATTTTGAACAGAATCCCTGTATCTTCATCAACTTTTCTGGAACGCACAATCTGAACCCCATAAATATCTGCGTATGTACCAGAAATCAATGAATTTGCTCCTACATCTGAACCGATCTTCTCTTTATTTGCGTCTTTCCGTAGTTTTGATGCTACTTTCGGAGTTGTGATTAATACGTATGCTTCCGCATTCTCATCGTTGAAAACGTCAGTTGCATCAGAAATCCCTTCGCAAGTCGTTGTTACCGTGATAGCTTGTGTAGCTGTTAATGCAGCAGCAATTAAGTCATTATCCACCTTATTGGCCAGTGAAAGTCCTAACTGCTTGTTTGACTCTCCCACAGGGTCACCGTACCCAGATAGCACTGATTCATCCGTAATTTCTGTACCTTTTGCCGCCTTTTTTACAGTAACTTGCTTTGTAGTCGTTCCGATTTTATCTAGCGGTATTGCTGCACCTTCCGCTACATCCACAGCATCACCGATATACGTGAATGCGGGGAATGTCAGCGTGTCACCAGGCCTACCCTGTAAGGTGGGGTCAACCTGTGCCAATGGTGTAAATCTCAATGCATTCTCAAGCTCATAAGATATAATTGGTGCGAGTACTTCTGGATTTACTAAATCCGCTAATTGTGTTTGTGCCATAATTAATTACCTCCTGTAATTTGTTTGAATACTTCTGGCTGATTTTTCGCAAGTTCGGCCTGCTGGCTATAAGTCATCTGATCGAACTGTTCTTTCGTGACATTTCCGCCTTGTCCGCCCCCTCCTGCGTTTCCTTTAGTTACAATTTGGGGAGTATCAGGATTTTTAATGTCAGGCTCCGCTTTCTGAAACAGAAACGGCTTTTCTCCCTGGATTTTCTCTATCTGGTCTTTCAATCCCATAAGGCCGTCATCCGTTATATTGATGATGTCCTTGTTGAGTAGCCCCATGATAATATTCTCATCCAGAGTACCGCTATCCTTCAAAGCAAGCTTGATGGCAAATTCTTTCTGCTGCTCTTTCAGCGCGGTTTCTGACTCTGCCTTTGAGTTGTCAAAAGCTGCTTGCAAATCCGTGAGCTGCTTGGTTAACTCTTCATTTCCCTCCGCGGACTTCTTGAGAGTCTTAAGTTCTTTCTGGTTGGTTTCCAATTGTCCTTTGAGCTGCTCGTTTTCTGCCTTAATCTTGGGATAGCGTTCGTCCATTTTCTCTTCGCTTGCAAGGAAAAACTTATTTTCTCCCATGCCGTCAAGAACTACTTGAGCCTGTTCATCTGTTAATCCTTTAGAAATCAAATACTCCTTAAATGTCATAATGTTTCCCTCCTATACGCTTTTTACGTGGTCGCTTCACAATTCGTTAGTCACATAAGCCTTTTTACGCCTTGCCTAGGGCAATAAAAAAAGACCATTACTTAGGTCTTATTTCCTGATAGTTAAATGTCTGTATAAGCGTGTCAAGCGGTGTATACACTTTCTCTCGCTTGTAATCTCTGACTAAATAATCATTGCTGTCTACAAGTCCTCTTAACTTTGCCTGAAATCCTTTTACTTTGCGGTCATAGTATTTATAGCTATTGATATCCTTAAACTCTTCTGCAATCATTCTATTCTTTTTGTATTTCACGACTGCTCTTTCGAGTGTTCTTTGTTTTTTCTGTAGGCTCCTGACAAGTTCGTTTTCCTTTTCGTCAAACTTTGGCTGATTGTTTGTATTAACTCCTGGAATGAACTCTATCCAATTGTGTTTACAGTTACATCCTCTATGCCCTCCGGGGCTGCCGTAATCTGCTTGCCAGTACGGGTCATATATGGACAAATATTTGCTATCTGCCGGAATTTCCGATACGGGCCTTAAGTCTACTACATTCCCCTGTATCCTTGTACATGCTTTTCTTGCTCCCATGTGTGACGTAACCACAACAGTATGTATGCCGTATTCGGCCATTCGGGAAGTGCGTAACTCATTGTATGTATTGGATAGAGTAGATTGCATAACAGTCCTTACATATCGTTCCATACTCCATGTATGGCCGCCCTTATCTATAAATGTAGACCGTATACCTTGCGCTGCTAACTGTCTTACAGATGCTTGCATGGCCTCATCCAGCGTATACATCCCGGTATTAAATAGGGCCTGTGTTTTGTTTAGGGTCTGCGTATAAGCCTTTGTAATTGCGCTGCCGTAACCGTAATTAGTGCTTATAAGCGTTTGGTTCACATAGTTATCAATGCCGCTCCAACACTGGTTGTAATAGCTCCTCATAACCGTATCAATATCGTTTGGAATATCCAGTGCAGGATACGGGGCCGAAGCATCCACGCTGTTTAACGTATCTGCCCCAATATCTTTAAATATCCGTTCCACTTCTTCTTCTGCTATCCCGGTTACTTTAACTACCTCTTTTACTATGTCCTTTTTATACAAGTCCATATCTTTCATGGCCTGGGCTTGCCAATCCGTTATATCTGTGTGCCAGTTAAGCATACGCTTTACAATTGACCGGATGATTTCACCTTCAAGTGCATTATATAGTTCGGACATCTGCCACGCCCACAAATCTATTTGCTTTGGGATATCCTTCATTCAATCACCCTCTACTCTTCTTCTCCGATTTCCTCCTCAACGGCTTCTTCTTCCTGCTCCGCCGGGTCTGTCATAGATTCCTGTTTTATTATCATTTCAAACCACTTCAAAGCCTCTTCATCTGTCAACTTGAACACACCCTTGATTGCTTCTGTCGGTGGGACAATACCGGAAAGCTTGGCCTTACTATAAAATTCCAATTTCTGTTCTGCGCTCTCAAATATTCCATCGTCAAAATCAACACTTATCTGTTCGAATGTTGGTATAGTCCCGGTATATAGCTTGCTACCTTTTACCGTTGTTGCTGCTGCGATTTCAAGTATCGAAACTATAAGCCCTTTGATGAACTTCTCCACCTCATTACACTGCATATTTCGTGTTCGGTATGTAAGAGAGTTCTCTGATACAATTTCCGTTGCTGTCTTAACACTCTGTCCGTCAAAACTGAATGTGCCAACTGATAACTGCATCTGCATTTCCAGTGTCTTAAAAAACTGATTTATTGCAGCTATATACTGTTCTGTGCGGATGTCATGTG